CCTTCGGCTTTCCCGTATATTGGGGGCGGGGCAGGAGGACCCAGGCCGTCCCCGTCTATAGAAAACTCCTATAGACGCCGCAGCCATTGGCCACGTCGTTCAAGCACAGCATTATCAAGGTATGTTTCTCACAATACATTCGTCATATAAAGCTGTCAAGGTATTTAAATACCACACTGATACCGGCTGTTAATTATCTCGCATTGTCCCGTATATCTAAGCGCCCACATTCAATTGCCAAAGCAAGTAAGCCTTTGATTATATAATCTTTTGATACAAATAAACTTGGCTTTTCCTCTATCACACACAGGCTGTAAATGGCCCGCTTGTGGCCCCCAGCCCTAACAATAGCGCTTTCCATCTCAATTATCCTTTGTTCCCATCTATTGACTGTTTCACTGTCTGGTATTCCTGACCCATTCCCTTCTATGTTGTCTGGCAATGGGCCACCCTTTGCCTTGACCCACCTACGAACCATTGCGCCATACTCAAGCCCACTGTCGTAAAGCTCGCGTCTCAAATGATTGGCTTCGCAAAAGCGCCCCAAATGGCTTTCCGCAAGCTGGCTCGTTGATCCACGCCGATGTGGTTGAGATAGAACAACCATTTTCTCGCGTTGTTCTCTTTCCCTTGCAGCAGCCTGAATTTGCTCAACCGTAGTTGGTCTTGCCTTTTGTCCGTTTGGCTCTCTTACAATTGGCAGCAGCCCCTTGTTATCCTTGCGTCGGCGTCCTGTTCTCACGCTTTGCTCCTATAGCCAGTGTTTGGGAAATCGGATGGGACTGCCCTTTAATGCCCGCGATATCTCAGCGGCTATGGGCAGGGCGGCGGGTAGATGGGGGCGGCATTTCTTCAAGTGCTGCCGCTTTTGTCTGGGCGGGATGGCGCGGCGCTCGATGCGGAGTTCCCGTTTCATGTCCGCTCGTTTCTCAGGACAAGCTCGCTATAGCCTTGGACGTCCACCCAACTGTCGTCATGCCAGCCGCCGTTGACGATGCGGGCCAGCTTGTTGGCAATCATGTCCAGGCTTTCCTGCTGGACACAGGAAAGGTCTGCATACGCATTCCCGGCCCGAATGATGCGCTTGATGGCCTGACTGGTTGCGGCGACGTTCTCATAGTCTCCGTAAACAGCGCCGCGCTCGTTTAGTATGGCGTCAACTGTCATCGTCTTCCCCAGGCCAAATTGAATCAAAATCAGCGAGTTGCTGTGCGATGTATGCCTTAAGCGCTTCGTCTTCGGATTGCTCGAATAGGTCTGGCTGTCTCAACGCACCCTCCCGAAATTGACGCCGCGCAGCGAGAACACCGATATCTTTCGCACCTTCGGGTTATGAGCCATTGGCGGCTCGCCCTTACTGGCCTTGCGGAACAGTTCGATAAGTTCAGGCGGGTCATTGGCGTTGACCGGCTTATGGTCAGCCCTGGCTTTCGGCATGACTGTTTTTGTCATGTGACTGCGCTTAGCGGCCCGTGTTTTGGCGGCGGTCTTTTCAGCCTGTCTCTGTCGGCGCTGTTCTGGCGTTTCGGTCAGGCGCAACCTTTCCCGCTCAGCCTTGGCGCGCAGCCGTTCAGCCGTGCGGGCTTGGATTTCCTCGATAGTGGTCCCGCGTCGCTTGGCGCATGATTTGCGCCTGGCCAATCGTCTCGCTTCCAGGCGTTCTTCCTCAGTGGCGTATCTGGGCCGGGTTTCCACATGCTCACCGGATGCAATCTTGAGATATCGGGCGCGAGTCTTCGCAGCCATCTTGGCCCGGTATTCTGGATCGCCCTTGCGCTTCTGGTGATACTCGCGGGAATACTCAGCCTGCTTCGCCTTGCGACGGGCCATTCGCTCTTCGTAGCTGATATTCTTCTCAGCGTTACGGGCCGCAATCTGTTCCGGCGTCATGTTGCGGCTTTTGGCGTAAGCCCGCCTAGCCCGCTCATTCTTGGCCAGCCGCCGTTCTTCAGCGGTTCTGAATACCCGGTGATGCTCAACAGGCGCATCCAGTGGCGTCCCACGTTTCAGACGCGCTCTGCGGCGGCGGTTCTCGCGTTCCTTTTCCTTGTCTGCGTATGGCATAGTTTAAGCGCCCCCATCGCGTTCAGGAGCGCCGCTGAGCGTTTCCTTGATGGCCGCTATGGACAGCGTGACGAGCGGATTACCCTTGGCAAGCAAACCCTCAACCTTCCGCACCGCGTGCAGGACAGTCGTATGATCCCGCCTAAACCGGCGAGCGATGCAGGGATAGGACTGCGGAGTGAGCACCTTGGACAGATACATCGCAATCTGTCTGGGCAAGGCGATATCAACCGTGCGCCGGTCTGAAACCATCTCAGACGCCGGAATTGAGAAATGGTTTGCCGTCGCCAGAATGATTGCCCGAATGCGTTGGACGTCAAATTCGCGGGCTTCCTCAAGCGCTATCCGGTCGGCTTCAATACGCCTCCGATTTAGCTCTGCCTGTTCTGCGTGTTTTATCTCAGCAAGCCGCTTGGCGACGGATACAGGTCTGGTCGGCGCCTGGATAGGCTCTAGAACAATGTCCTTTGGCCGCTGGTAAGCCATAACGACAGGCTCGCTACGGACCATGCCAAGACGGGCGCGCGACTCTAGCCAGCGCTCGTGCTGCGATTTCGCGGCGGGGTTGTCTACGTGGCTCATTCTGCGGCCTCACCAAAATGGTTGCAGGGCTTCGAGTGCTGCTTTTCGTTGCGCGCATATTCGGCTTCGGCTGGAGTCAGGTAGCCGTAAACAGCTTTCTTCCCAGCGCCTGGATAGCCATTCGGAATCGAGTATGGGTTGCCGTTTTCATCAGCGCGGAGCGTGTATCCGCCGCGCCCGTTGATAATCAGGCTCCAATCCGCCAACTGCTCGGCGGTGTAGCCGCGCTTAACCGGAGACGGCAGGCGGTATTTGGATAAATCCAGCTTTTGCGCGCCGTGTTTCTGCCAATCAACGGCCCGCTGAGCCTCGACGCAGGCGGTGTAAAGATCGCCAGCGGAAGGCGGGAATGGCCCACCGGCTCGCCCGAGTTTCCTACATGCGGCGGATAGCGCTTCCGACGAGAATTTCGATGTCTGGTCGAGAAAAGCCGCTATCGTCAGCGCTGTCTGATCTACCGTCCAGCCTTGCGTTGACGGGTAACAGGCTAGAAGTTTCAGAACTTCCGATTTGCGTTCTTGCAGGTTCATTCTCGGCAATCCGGTTTTGAGTTTCGATAAAAAGATGAGCTACGCCGCCGCCTTGTTTTGGTGGAGAACCGCGCGCTGGCTGCTTCTGCATCCACTCGGCGTTAAAACCCTTCCAACCATTCGCCATCTGCGCGGACGCGGCAGCCTCGCAGGAGCCGTGCTTGCGCCACTCCTTCACAAGCCCGCGCGCCGCACCTGGCGTCAGTTCGGATTTCAGTTTCTTCCGGTGTTTGATTACGTCTCTGGCCGTTTGCTCGGAGACGCATTCGGATAGGATTCCAAAAACCTCTGCCTCATCGGAAGCATTCGAGGATTTCGATTTCTTCGGCCTATCTTCTGAACGTAGTGAAGAAGATATATCTGTCTCTGTCTCTGGGCGTTCGGATGCGTTCGATTGCGTTCGGTTGCGTTCGTTTTCATCAACCTTTTGTTTTTGCGCCTCTCTCCACTTACGCGCCCTATCCGCAGAACCGTCCTCTCGCTTGGGTTGACGGCGCTCCCAACCCATCAATTTGTCACCGTCGAGCACCTTCGCGTTCATGTGCGTTCGGATGCGTTCGATTGCGTTCGGTTGCATTCCGAGCGCTTCTGCAACGTCTTCATCAGACCAGTTCTTGAGAACGCCACGGTGCTCTGGGTCAGCCGCATTGACGAGCATGAAGGTAAAGACAGCGATGACTTCCGAAATGCTCGCGTCAGCCTTACGGGCAATAACGCGCCACTTCGGGTCTGTCGGCATGTCTTCCCAAAGGCGAACCCAGTTCGTCATCACATAATCCGATGCTAGCGGGTTGGGATATTCCAGACGGTCAGGGCGGTCTTGACGTCATCAACTGAGCGGACGAGCGCCCAAGGCATTGCGCCAGCGCTTGAACACCACATGCGCCATTCGTCCTGCGCCGGGCTTAAACGGCCCTTCTCTGCCTTGACCTCAATAAAGTAGCAGCGGCCCTGGCCGACCAAGATTAGGTCTGGCACGCCAGCTCGTAGGCCAGACACGGCATTTGCAGCCCTGCCGCCGACTGTGCGCCTGGCGGCATTCGGACAGGCAAAGACGCGGAATTCGTCAGGCAGGACGATATTGAGCAGCCCGACGATGGAGCGCTGGATGCAGTCTTCCCGCATAACGTCACCCGACAGCCGCGAATAAAGACGCTTCTTCTTTCTTCCTTGAAGCTAAGTTTCTGACAGCCTGAGAGAAGTAAGACGGCTTCAATTCAAAGCCGATCCCACGACGCCCCATGTTGACAGCCGCCCAGACTTCCGAGCCAATGCCGAGAAATGGCGTCAGCACGACGTCGTTTGGATTTGTCCAAAGATCAATGCAGCGCTCGATGACGTCCAGTTGCAGCGGAGAGATATGCTGTTCGTCCTTTTCGTCGCGCTCATCCTGCGCGACGGGATTAAACCGGCGATTTTGAAGCGTGCGAGTCTGGTCAATATCCATCCAAACAGGGCTGGCGTAGCGCTGCCACACGCGGACAGAAACCCACATATCAAACGGCCATGGCTCACGACCTTCCGATCTGGTGCGGGCGGCGTGCTTCTCGTAGGCTTCTCGGGAAATATCCAGACCAACTGACTTGTCAAAGCTATAAGCTTCGTCGTCCCCATTCGGACGAGCGCCTGACCAGCCATCAAACATACCGTCCACCGGCTCGACGTTTTCGCCGGGCTTACGAAAGATCACCATATAGTCCGCAAGCGTCTGACCGCTGATGCAACTATCCTTCGTTATCTGCTTATGAAGGAGGCGAATGTTTTTGGTCCGCTGCTGTGCAATAACCGGGTCTTTCCATATGCAAACCTCACTATGGAAAATCCATCCAGCGTCACAGTAGGCACGGACAATCTCTCCTCGGAAATCACGCATTCCGATAAATCCATGCCGCGTCTTGCTCGTTGGGAGTTGCATACAATGAACCGCATGGAGACGCCCTGGCATTGTCACGCGCAGAAGTTCTTGGATCAGAAACGAGTAATGAATCCAGAAGTCTTCACCGTCATTATTGGAGATATCGCGGTCATAGTTGCTAAACTTGTAAAGACCCTCGAATGGCGGGCTGTGAATACCAAAGTGGACACTATCGCCAGGGACGGCCCGAATGAGTTCGCACGAGTCTCCCTGATAGATCGCATAACGGTCACTGACGACCTGTTCGACAGCTTTAATATTTTCTGACTGTTTCATGCGGCCTCTCCGAGCCAGTTGGGGATGATTAAGGGTTTCGTCGGGTTGTAATCAGGCGTCGTCCGCTCCATGCCACGAATGTTCTGTTCAGATATTTTCGCGGTATGAATGACCATCGCAGCAGCCATGCGCTCTGCGTCCATTTCTTTACGCCTGATGTTGGCGATAACCGCGCCTTCAGTTTCAGCGCAGATGAAATGCGCGCGGACTTCCTTCGTCTGACCAAAGCGCCAGAACCTGCGAACAGCCTGATAAACTTGTTCAAAGCTATCGTTTAGGCCGACAAACCCAGTATCAGCGCAATGCTGCCAGTTCATGCCATGGCCCGTCATAGATGCTTT